TCAGGCGTATCCGTTGGTGGTTAGCGAGAGGACCACATAGGCGGCCAGGGCCAGGACCCCGACCGCGATGATGCTGGATGCGGCGAAGATTGCCAGCAGGATCAGGGCCCGACCGATCCCTGGGCCACCAGCTCCTTCACGTCCAGCGCCGGGCCCGCCCGGCTCGATGACGCTGTCGGCAATATCCGGGAGCTGAGCTTCCTCGGCCTGCTCCGGCTTGCTGGAATCGCTCACGCCGCCACCTCGTGTTCAGATTGCAGTATCGAGTAGAGGCTGATGTGCCGAACCTCGACGTCGCCCGACATCTTGGCCACACGGAGCAGTTCGGGGATGAACTGGTCCATTTTCGGGTGGGCCAGCGCCCCGTCCGTGACATAGATCCGGCGGAACCGGCGGCCGATCAGGGCGTACCGGGTGTTTGCCGAGACGACGTCCCGCTCCCCGAACTGCGGGTACTGGGCGGCCTCGTTCAGCCACCCAACCACCAGGAGGTCGCCGAGCGGCGGAAAGGTGACCTGCTCCTCGTTGTTACTCACTGCCCGTATCTCCTAGCGTTCCGTTCAGATTGACGATGAAGGTGGCGGTCATCAGGCAATGGCCCTCGCCGTGCGGATCACTTTGGCGTCGTCGCCCATCCCAGTCGTCCAACTCGACGGCCACGTCTGACCGCCAGATCGACCCAGTCACAGCACAGATCCCGTCAGCTTGTTGAAGTTGCGCCGGCTCTGGCTGGTCAGGTGGTAGAGGCCGTTCTCGCAGTCGTAGTAGCGGTTCTCCCGGCGCATCCCGCGCCGGCTCGCAGCTCCGGCGAAGATGCGGTCCCGCTTGGCCCGGGCCCTGCCCAGTGCCTTCTCGGCGTCGTGCTGGTCGTGGAAGCCGCACTTCCCGCAGACGGAGCAGTAGGTCCACTGAACCCTCTTACTCACGTTGATCCCCCCTTACTTCTTGAACTTGGAGCAGTCCTCGCAGCTCACGCATCCCCCGCGCGAGCTGCCTGCCTGCAAGTGCCAGGTGGCGTCGTGCTTGCAGGTCTTGCAGTAGCCCGGCCAGTCCTTGCCCGAACAGAAGGCAATGAGCCGACCGGGGCTGTAGAGCTTCACGGTTCGGGCCGCACCGCCCGCGCCGTACTTCTTGAAGGTCTGCAACGCCTCGCTCTCGGAGGCAAAGGGTCCGTAGGGGAGCCAGTGCGGAGACCTCTCGCTCAACTTGCTCCCGAGCGCGTACCAGTCGCGCATCCAGAGGATGTCGGCCGACTCCTTCAGCAGGGCCCGGGCCATCTCATCGGGGGTCTCGTACTGGTAGCTGGTCAGGATGTCGACGAGGCGCTGGACCTCGTCCTTGCGCGGGGCTATCCGCACTCGCTCCCCCCTCTCGCTGGCAGGGCCCGACCGAACCGCCAAGCCCTGCCAGCCTTGCAGTATTAGGCCAGCGCAATCTCGCTGTTGTGGAACGGGAAGTGGAGCCCGTCAGGGAACTCCACCTCCACCAGTGGCCCGTCAATGCCGGCGGCGTGGCCGACGACCTTGCCGATCTCGCCAATGTCGATCGAGGGGCCGAAGGAGCCCTGCGTCACCTCGACCTTGTCCCCCTCCCGGAACCGCGTCGGGTCCAGCATCTCGGGGTTGAGGAGCGTGATCGGGGCGAACGCCGCGAGGCCGAGGGCACTGAAGTTCAGGCCGCCGATCCCCTCGAACCGGCCGCCCTTGACCTTGCTGAACTCGTCGCCCTCAACATCGCGGACAATCGAGCCAACCGGAAGGTTGTGCAGCTCCCCCCACGTGCCGAGCTGGCCGATCGTGACCTCACCCATGTCGCACCCCCTCTTTGCCGACCTCCCTGCTTAATGTCAATATTACAGTATTGACTCCGAAACTGCAAGGCTGACCTCAACAGTCGTCGCCCCCGTCGCCCGGAGTCATTTTCGACCTCCACTTGACCAGGCCAGAGACCCAGTCGGCTTGGGTGTGCAAATGCTCCACGGTGGAGTCGTTGACCACGTCGTAGTCCGTACCCCAGTCGTCGAGCGCGGTCTCGCTGACATGCATGTCGGCGCCCTCCTGGTCGGGCCGGATGACCCGGACCAGCTTGCCGCCCGCCTGCTCGACCGCGGCGGCCTCGTTGGGGAAGCGAACATCGGTGATGACGACCGGCCGCGCCCCGATGCTTCGGATCTCGCGCATCACCGGGCGAACCCAGAAGTCGGGGTCCAGAGCCCGAATCGCGTCGGTACCAAGCGCCTGAAGCAGCCGGCGCACCTCGGGGAGCCGTTCCTTGGCCCCCTCCCAGCCCCAGCCCTTGATCACACTGGACAGGTAGATCGGGGACTCGCCCCCGTAGCCGTAGTCGTAGCCGGTGGCTCCCTCCACGTCCACAATCGGATCGAGGGCGAGCATCGCCTTGCGCAAGTTGTCGGCGAAGGCGTACCCAACGAAGCCGTGTCGCTCGATGAGCCGGGCGGCGAAGCTGTCCTTGCCGGCGCGGGCTCGGCCGACCATGCCGATCAGGACACGGGCCATCAGGCGACCACCGCCGGCTGCTCGATCTCGATGTGCGAGAGCCGGACGCACCGGGGTTCGCCGCTGTGCATGCGGACCCGCTGCCCCTCGGCCAACTCGCCGTACGCCATGGTCCAGAAGACCCGGCGGACCGGCTGGTTATAGCCCTCGCGCTGGGCCTGGGGCGCTCCGCGCGTGAAGGAGCCGGTCCAGATCCAGTGCTCGGCCTCCTTGCGGACGCGCGACCAAACCCGGTCAATCTCGGTCTCGCCCTCGTAGTGGGCACCGCCTTGCGGTCTGGTCAGGTTGCACTTCATGGCGGGTTGGATCTCCTTGCTGTTCGGGGTGATCAGGCGAAGTAGGCGGAGGGGTGGCCGGCGATGAGGGGCCGGGCCTCGCTCTTGAAGAAGGCGACCTGGCGCGACCCGAACAAGACATACTCGCGGTTGACCGCGTAGGTCTTGACCGCGTAGCCGGCGTGGGCGAGGCGTTCCGCCCACCCGGCGAACCAGTTGGCCAGCGACTCCTTGGACGCGAAGCCAAAGACATGGCCGCGCGTCAGGCCGTTGTCGTCACCGACGCCGTCCTGCCAGGCTGACGGGTGGTTCGGCGAGCCGTCGTGAACGCTGCGCATCTCCCTCAGCAGCGCGTACTTCCTGGGGTCGCCACTGATGATGTTGTAGGGACCGCGCCCGTCGGCGGTCTCGACGCGGTAGACCAGCACCTCGCCGCCCCCGACCTCGGGGGCGTCCGGCTCGGCGGGCATTCCCACCGCAGCGCGGCCGGCGTCGGTGACGAACAGCGCGTACTTGTAGAAGCCCTCAGTCGGGCGTTCCTCGACCCACCCCTCGCGCTCCAGCACCTCGGCGGTACGCGGGTTGACGTAGGGCCGGATCTTGCCGTCGCCCAGGATCGCGTCGACAAGCTCGCGGCGCTGGGCCTTGCTCGGCGTAGCCATTGTGTCAGCCTTCCAGTATCAACTCTTGGCAGCCATCGTCAGCGAGGGGATGCCACCCCCCTCGGACGCCCCGAAGGGCGTTTCGGCGCTTAGTACTGGGCGGCCCAGGCGAGCAGCGTCGCCAGGTTCAGCACCGCCACATCCTCGCCCCCCATCGAGATGATCACGTGCAGCTCCGAGCGACCGTCGCTCAGCCCCATCTCTGCTGGCCAGAAGCCGGCGTTGTCGAACATGTCGCCCTCGACCCGGGCCGTCACGTCCTGCTCGTCGGGCTCGTGCCAGTCCGGGCGGACGCCCAGTTCGCGGGCCAGCTCCCGCAGCTTGTCGCGGCTGTCGATCCGCGTCGGTCGGGGCTTGATGCCTGCACTCGCCCCCCGAATTAGGGACACGGTCGCCTCGCTAGCCCTCGTGGCCATGTCGACCAGTGCGCGGGACCGGTTCTCTGCGGGCGTGCCGGCCTTGTAGTAGATGCCGGAGAACCACTCCCGGTCGGTCAGCTCCCGCACCCGAGCGATCACGCAATCACCCCGCGAGTCCTGACCGGCGACCACGTACCCGTCGATGCCCTCGACCCGGATGTTGGGCAGAACCGCGAACACGTCGTACCCGTTGAGCCTCATCGTTGTGTCAACCTTCCAGTATTGGCAGCCATCATCAGGGGCGGGATGCCAGCCCACCCGACGCCTCCCGGCGTTTCGGCACGGCGGGCCCTGCCCCCTCGATAGGGCCCATCACATCGCTACTTGTCGAACTCGGCGAGCTTCACCGCCCACTCGTCGCGGACACGGATCTCCGACGCCAACTCCTTCTGGAGTCGGGCCACCTGGTACTCCTGGAATAGAAGCTCCTCCGCGACCTTCAGTCGCCTACTCTCTCGCTCCCATCCGGGGTGGGCCTTGTCGAACGCCTCCAACGCCTGCCGCTCGATCCCCCTGAGCGTGTCGTACGCCTTGGTGTCGTAGCCGACCTGCGCGTGTTTGTCGTTCCGGAACCCGCCGGAGTACGGCAGTTCGTCGGCGTCGAGCCAGCGCAGCGGCTCGACGCCCCATCCGGGCGCGTCGCGCCGGAGGCTCCGCGTCCAGATCCGGTACTTGCGGCCCCGGACCTTGACGTAGCCGTACGGCTCATGCCGGCCCGGCACTGGGTCGGTAGATACTTCCAGCCGCCCGATGTGGATGGTTCGCCGCTCCCTGCCGTACCCCAGGGCTTCGACCTTGGCCGGCTTGACTTCGACCCAGACCGTCCCGTCCGCGATCTCGACCGGGAACCGAGCGATTCTACTCTCAGTCATCGCTGTCAACCTTCCAGTATTGGCAGCCATCATCAGGGGCGGGATGCCAACCCACCCGACCCCCTCGCGGGGGTTTCGGCGCTGTCAGCCGATGGCCTTGCGGCCGGCGCCGATGCGGGTGCCTCCGAGGTCGGCGCGGTTGCCGGCGGCCTGACCGAGGCCATATCCGGCCCCCATCGGCCGGCTGTTGCTCGACCTCCGCATGGTCGGGTACTTCTGGGCGGCATGGCGCTTCACCAGGTCTGCCCTGTTGACCCACACCAGCGCGGTGCTCGGTCCGCCGCTCGGCGAGGCTTGCGCTTCCTGCTTCGCTCGACGCTCGGCTTCCTTGATCCGGGCCACGACCCGGCTGGTGAAGCCGTCGATGTAGTCGCGCCGCCACTTCTTCGGCCGCGCCCATGCCTGGGAATCGCGGTTGAAGTCCCAGGCTTGGAAGCGGAGCAACTGCACAAGCAGGTTGGTGTAGATGATGTCGATCCGCTCTAGGTCGGATCCCATGCCGAACAGGTGGATGCGCTGGCTCCCGTTGCTCGCGCCGCGCCGTGCCTGGATGCGTACGGCCTTCGCCCCCATGGCCTCGGCCACGTGGTAGAGCAGGAGCGACCGGGCCATGGCGTACGGGCCAGGCACCGTGATGATCTTGTCGCCGACCTGGTCAGTGGCTGGGTCACTCGCGGCAAGCAGGGCCCGGTCCACCCCGTACTTGGCCATTAGCTCGGTCGCCTTGGCCATGAACGCCTCGGCCTCCGGCTTGGTTGCCGCCGGATCTTCCGCCTTGGCGAGCAAGCCCCGGATCTTGCTGAGCATATTCTCGGATGTTCCACTCATCTGCGTGTCAACCTTCCAGTATTGGCAACCCTCATCAGGAGGGACATGCCAAGTCCCCCGACCCCCTCGCGGGGGTTTCGGCGTGGTTAGTCGGTCAGGATTCGCCAGTCCTGGCGCAGCTTGTGCCGGAGCCAGCACTCCTGCGCGTCGATCTCGGGCCCCTTGATCGCCTCGTAGTGCGGCAGGTCGTTCGAGATCACGTTGGCCGGCATCTCGGCGAGCTCCCAGAGCCGGGCATACAGGCCGAAGGCGAGGGTGTTCAATGGTGCCATCAGGCTGGTGTCGTGCAGCGCGGTAAGCGCCTCCGCAGCCGTGCCCGGCCGCGTGTCCTCACCCCGCGCGACCCGTTCCAACAGCTCTCGCACGTGCGACCGGTACAGCGCCTCCTTGCAAAGGAGATCGCGCGTGATCTTCAGCAGCTTGAAACTTTTCCAGATCCGGTCGGCGGCGTCAGGGTGGCGACGCTGGGCCGACGCGATCTCCTCTTCCGCCCAACCCAGCAGCTCGTAGACCGAGCCAAGGGCATCCTGGAGGTCGGAGAAGTCGAGCAGATCCACGTGTGTCAACCTTCCAGTATTGGCAGCCATCATCAGGGGCGGGATGCCAACCCACCCGACACCCCGGAGGGGTGTTTCGGCGTCAGTCGTTGATCGAAAACACGATCGCGGCTCCTAGGTGCGCGTCGTCACCCCAAGCCTGTTCGGCGTCGTAGTACATGCCGAGGCTGTCGAGCAGGTGTGCGGAGCCAGCAGACGAGTCCTTCTCACAGGCGACGGCCAGGCTGCCGCCGTGCTCACCGCGAAGCTCCTTCAGCCGCTCGATCAAATCGTCCAGCGTGTAGACGGTGCTGGTGTAGCCGCACTTCGGGTGCTTGACCTCTCTTGGCATCACTCTCTCCTCGCGTTGGCAGCCGTCATCAGGAGGGGCATGCCAGGCCCCCCGACGCCCCGGAGGGGCGTTTCGGCAAATCAGTCCAGGCGACGTGGGCGGGTGATGTTGTACGACGCGATCCGTCCGGGGTGCTGACGCAGCCAGCACTCCAGGAAGTCGTCCGCGATCTGCTCGACCTCATCGGCGTTGCACAGCACTCGACCGGCCGCATCCTGGCGGCGCTCCGCCCCGTACAGGACGTGAATCTCGATCAGCCAGACAGTCCCGTTCCACTCGAACGGCAACGACTCAGTCACGTGTCAACCTTCCAGTATTGGCAGCCATCATCAGGTGCGGGATGCCAACCCACCCGACACCCCGGAGGGGTGTTTCGGCTTGCCCGGTGACCTTCGCGGGTGCCGCGTGATCCCGCCGGGCGGATGATCAAAAGCTCTCGACCTGCACCCCGCCACGCGGACCGACCTTCAGCCGGGCATACGGGTAGTCGCTCACGCGGTAACGCCCTCGCCCGATCCGATCGAAGGCGTACAGGTCAATCCGGGTCTCGTTGTCGACGCATGGTCGCAGACACCCGCTCGACTCACCGAGCACGGCGATCCCGTCTTCATCGACGTTGACGACCTGGCCACGGGATGCACTACTCCAGTACCCGTCGCGAAGGCGGTCGATCAGGTCGGCCTTCGCGTCAGCGAGGGTCGGCCAGGACTCTCCATCAGTCGCTATCTCGCCGAAGGAGTATCCGTTGCCGCCGTACCACAATCCAAAGACTCGCATCGTGTCAACCTTCCAGTATTGGCAGCCATCATCAGGGGCGGGATGCCAATCCACCCGACACCCCCGAAGGGGCGTTTCGGCATTACTAGGGCTTGGGCTGCGCGGCACCGTGGCCATACCGCCAGCCATGCAGGAACATCGACGCCTCACGCCAGGTGCTGAAACCCTGGTGTGAGCGGAGGACTTCGTCCTCCCACGTGTCCGCCTTGCCGTCACGACGGGTAGCGGAGGCGACCCACACGTCACCCGACTGCCATACCCGTCCGACCAGACTCCCGAGCGGCCTGCCAGGTCCGGTCGACAGTGGGGCATACCCGTTGACGTAGATGCTGTACACACGGGTTCCGTCAGCGAGAACGGTCACGTCACCGAAAGTGAAGTACAGACCCTTAGGCATATTTCGGACCAACCTTCCAGTATTGGCAGCCATCATCAGGGGCGGGATGCCAACCCACCCGACACCCCGAAGGGGTGTTTCGGCATGTTAGGATTGCAGTATCAGCTAACGATGTAGTCGGCCTGGTGAATCTCGCGCTGGTTGCCCAAGTCGTAGACCGCCAGCTCACCCCGTGCGGTTGCATCGGCAAACGCCGATTCAATCTCGGAATGCACCCGAACCACGTCCAAGTAGGTCACGCCCTGGTAGACCCAGATACCCAGGTACAGGCCGGGTCGAAAGGCAACCTCAGGCAGGACCGAGGAGATCCACTCCTCGGTGATCTTGGCCAGGTTGTCGCCCGTCTCGGTGACCTTGATTCCGTGCTGACCCACCGCGTACCCAGTGGTGGGCACACTCTGCCCCACGATGGCGGCCACAGTTCCGCCCTCCCCCTGGTTCAGCAGGTCGAAGGCGATGGTGGCAGCGTCACGGGTGGTAGCCATGTCGGACTCCTAATGTCAGATGACGTGTCAGTATTGCAGCATCACGCGGACCCTTGCCGCGCTTACCGCGCCCTCACGCCAGGCTCTCGACGCCTGGTAAGCCCATCCCTCTGGCAGGTTGATGCCGTCAAGGGGATGCTTCAGAGGGGACGGGCAGCGAGTCTGTCGGCGTGGCCGGATCGAGCGCATCGCCGGCCGCCGGGACAGAGTCCTCCCGTCGAATTTCTGAATCACTCTATGTAGTTCTCAACTTACGACCTACCGACGCTTCGCAGGCCCCCACCAAGGTTGACCCTTCAGCTCGCCTCAGGCTTGCTGTGATGCATGTCAGCTTTGCAGTATCGCTTTGGCTTGTCAAGCCGCCCGCCCGGCTCGGGGAATGCCGTACGGGTTGCGGCCAAACCGTTCTAACCCAGCACTCCCGGCAGGCACTGCCTGCCGTTTCCCGCCTTGCGAACCGAGCCTAAGAGATCCAGCCCAATACTGCAAGTCTTACATCGTTCCGCCACTTGAAGCATGTGGGTACCGGGCTCGGATAGATGGGGCACTGATCGTGCCCGGCATCCCTGCCGCCCGTTCCGGTCAACTTCCGGCGGTCCGCCGCTCCGCCGTGGTGGCCGGTGCGATGGAAAGAACGCTAGTGCCAGCGTTGCAGTATCGCAAGCTAGAGTGACCTGGCTCACACGCACACCCTGTCCTTCCTGGTCAAGCGGTGCGCGCATGGCGCATGAATGCGACGTAGATCTATATCTACCGGATGACGCAACGCTGTGACCAGGCGCAACGCTCTCAGGGTCAATCTCCGGCCTCGGGAGCGGCTGACCCATCCCGCCCTACCCACGCTGTGCCGCTTGACCGTGTGCCAGCGTTACAGCATGGCTAGCGCGTGTCTTACCAGGCAGCAAGGGGTGGGGGTATGACCCCTTACGACGAGGGTCAGCACCGCCGCGTAATAGCAGCTCCCATCGCGCCACGGTTTCCAAGTCGATCTAGACAGCAAGAAGCGCCGCCCCCGGACGGAAACGGCGCTGCTCAGCGGCAGGCGGTTAGGCCCTTGGAGCCTCGTCCTCCCGGCGCATAATCTCGTCAAACTCCTGCGGAGTGATCTCGCCCAGTCGCAGCCGGCGAGCGTTGGCCGCGAACTTGCCCAGGCCCTTGCCGACCTGAGACGGCGTAACCAGCTTGTTGCGGATCATCATGTCCTCGAACTCTCTGCCCACGTCCTGCCGGCCCATCTCCATACTGCAAGCATAACACCGGATCGCCGCTGATGGCCCCTCCGGAAACCCTTGCCTGCAGGCCTGCAGGGGTTGGGGTTGAAGCGGAGTGAGGACAAGGAGGTTCTTCTTACGGTTCTGGGACGGTTAGTGCGAAGCCGGCTTCGTGCCGCTCGGAAGCTGGCTTCGCGCCGCTGGGAAGCCCACTTCGCCCCGGCCCAACCGGGGCGAAGCCAACTTCATGCCGGTTGACTAGGCATCCCACCGATCCGCCGTTGCGGCGGAGCAACCGGGGCGAAGCCAACTTCATGCCGGTTGACCTGCGGCTTCTCTGAATCCATCACCACGCCGACGCCTGGAACTGCAAGGGTGACATAGCTCACGCCAGGGGGATGGCACCGAAGCCTCCGCCCAACCGGGATACATAGATGTAAGGGGTAAACAGCTAAGCCGCGATGCCGGTAGGGACCCCTTCGGGGTCAACCTGGCGAGCCAGCCAGAGGCCCCTTCGGGGCCAAAATGGTTCGCAGCTACGCAGCTTCGCTATTACCCCTCCCCGATCTGGGTCCTGGGTCGGCAGCTTCCGAGCACACGTCGTCGGGGCCATTCCTCTATCCACTGCGGGGGGCTGCGTTGCCTGGTTGGCAGAACTCGGACCGCCGCGACCGGCTCCCCCCAGACTGGGAGAGCAAGATCCGGCCGCGCATCCTGAAGCGCGACGGGCACCGCTGCAAGGTGACCAACACCTACGACGAGCGGTGCCCGGACCCGGCGGTCTCTGTCGACCACATTCGGGCGGGCGACGACCACAGCGACGACAATCTGCGAGCCATCTGCGAGTGGCACCACGGGAAGAAGTCGGGCGCTGAAGGGGCGGCGGCCCTGGCGGCGAAGCGTCGCCGGATCAGCAAGACGTTCCGCCGGGCCGAGGTTCACCCCGGCCTGCTGTAGTACGGACCCGAGGGTCTGCTTGTCGCGCTCCGGGTGGCCATCCCCGTAGAGCGCCGGGAGGTTCGAGCGAGGCGCATGCCATGCCACGCCCGCTCCCTCCCGATGGCCCCTGCCCTGCACCCCCTCGCGAGGCAGGGGCCCACGTCAGCGGGGCACGGTGACCTTGTGCTTTCTGGAGAACAGCCAGGCGAGAAACCAGATCGGCAGCCACAGGCCGCAGGTAAACAGGCTGATCATCGCGTGCATCCCGTGCCGTGCCCCGCCCGTCTTCACCACCTTGAACTGCTGGGGCGGCGGGGTCGGCGGATACGGCTGCTGGGGCGGCTGGTCGCTCACGGCTTCCTCACACAGTTGGGTAACGACCCCCCATCGTGCCAGTCGGATACAACAACCCGCGACGATCGATCGGCCTGAGCTGAGGAATGGAGCGCTAAGTGGACGACCGTTACCGGCGGAAGTGGGCCACCATCTGGCGGGCCTGGCTGGTCCTGGTGGCCGTGTCCTTCGCCATCCTGGAGGGCCTGGCGCTGATCAAGCGGCGGCCGGGGGACACTCTGAGCGAAGCTACCCGAACCTGGCTGCGGACCGATCGCGGCTGGAAGAGTGCCGGGCCGCTCGCCTTCGCCGCGGCGCTGATCGCCTTCGTGGCCTGGATCGTCCCGCACATCATCTGGGAGACCTGGTGAGGTTTGCCCGCACCTTCGAGTGGGGCCAGTCCCACCTTACCGTCGAGCGCGCCGTGAAGGCCTCGACGAGCTGGCCGAAGAGGAGTCTGAGCCAGCACCCAGCGAGCGCCGCGACGGCTTGTGCCCGTAGGGCCTCCGACCGGTTCGTGCGAAACCCATAAGCGCCACGGGGGCGAGCGGCTGGGCCGCGCCTCGGTCTCAATACCGAGTGTAGGAGGTTCGATTCCTCCCGCCTCTGCGTACGCCCCTTCAGTCCCCTGCCTGACGGCATGACGCTGCCCTCGCTTGACGAGGGGCGCAGACGTGCGCGGGCCAAGACCCTGGAGGAGGTGACCACCATGGGCGTTCGCGGACCCATCCCGAACCGCGAGGAGGATCTTGCTCGTCCGCGCGAGCGGAAGGGCGGCGGCGACGTCCAGGAGGTCACCAGGGGCGTCGCCCTGCCGACGAAGGTCCCGCACGCGGACCCCGAGTGGCACCCGATCGCGCGCCGGCTCTGGGACGGCGTCAAGGCCAGCGGCCAGACGACGTACTACCAACAGAGCGACTGGTCGTACCTCTACTCGCTGTGCGACGACCTGAGCCACTACAAGGCGTCGAGCAAGCGCAGCTCGCAGATGGCACAGGTGATCTACTCCGCCCTGGGCAACCTCCTCGTGACCGAGGGAGACCGGCGGCGCGCTCGCATCGAGCTGAGCGAGCCGGAGCCCGAGCAGAAGCCGGCGGCCATCATCGCCATCGAGGACTACAAGCGCGACCTCGGGATCGCGTGATGGCACGCCGCAGCAGGCGGTGCCGGCGCAAGGGCTGCTGGCTCACCGCTGAGGAGCACGAACTGATCGCGTGGGTGGAGCGCCTGATGGCGACGACCCCGAGCCCTGACCTGCTACCTCCCCGGAACGGAGGCGCCCCCGAGGGGAGGTGGCGCGCATGGCCGACGAGCCGCAGCCGTTGACCCGCGAAGAGATCGAACTCCTCCGCCCGATCTACATCGGCCCCACCTGGCAGAAGAACCCCGATGGCTCCTGGCTCCTGCCGGAGCACACGCTCGGCTGGCAGATCGCCGGCTGGTGCGCCGAGTACCTGCTCGCCGCCGATGGCGGCCCCTGGAAGTTCACCAGGGAGCAGCTGCGCCTCCTGCTCTGGTGGTACGCGGTCGACGAGAGCGGTCGCTTCCTCTACCGCAAGGGCGTCCTCCAGCGCATGAAGGGCTGGGGCAAGGACCCTCTGCTCGCGGTGATGTGCTTGATCGAGCTGTGCGGCCCAAGCCGATTCTCCCACTGGGGGGCCGCCGGCAACCCGGTCGGCGTACCGCACCCGCAGGCATGGGTGCAGGTCACCGCCGTCAACCAGTCGCAGACCACGAACACGATGTCGCTAATTCCCTCACTGATGAGCGATCACCTCATCAAGACGTACCGCGTCAAGGCCGGCGCGACACTGATCCGCGCCAACGGCGGGCGGTGCCGACTGGAGGCCGTTACCTCCAGCTACCGGGCCCTCGAAGGTAAGCGCACCAGTTTCACCCTGCTGAACGAGACGCACCACTGGATCGCCGGCAACCACGGCCACCAGATGTACGAGACGATCGACGGCAACGCGACCAAACTCGACAGCCGCTACCTCGCCATCACGAACGCCCACCTCCCCGGTGAGGACAGCGTCGGCGAGCGGATGCGCGAGGCGTACGACAAGATGATTGAGCGCCGGGACCGCGCCGGCTCGATCGGCGTCGAGCTGCACGCCGTCGATATCGGCTACCTGTACGACAGCATCGAAGCCCACCCGAGAACGCCGCTCACCAAAGAGGCGTTGGAGATCGTGCTCCCAAAGATCCGGGGCGACGCGATCTGGCTGAACGTCAGGACGATCATCCAGTCGATCCACGACACCACGATGAGCATGGCCCGCTCGCGGCGCATGTGGTTAAACCAGGTCGTGGCCGACGAGGACGCCCTCTACGGCCCCGAGGACTGGGAGCCACTGAAGGACGAGGAGCTGATGCTCCGTGCGGGTGATGAGATCGTGGTCGGCTTCGATGGCGGCAAGTCAGACGACAGTACGGCCCTCATCGGGTTGCGGCTGAAGGACCACGCCGCGTTCGTGCTCGGGCTCTGGGAGTCACCAGACGGGCCAGCCGGCGACGGCTGGGAGGTCAACCGGATGCAGGTCGACTCGGCTGTACATGAGGCTTTCCGCACGTTCCGCGTCAGGGCGATGTACGCCGATGTGGCGCTCTGGGAGTCCTTCATCCTGGAGTGGGAGTCGACGTACGCGGAGAGCCTGGGCGTCAAGGCGTCCGAGCGTTCCGCGATCGGCTGGGATATGCGTCAGTCGCTCCAGCGAGTCACCCGCGCGCACGAGCGGCTGGTGACCGCGATCTTCGACGGAAAGATCAGACACGATGGCGACAAGGCGCTGAAGCGCCACGTGCTCAACGTCTTCCGGCGCGAGAACAACTACGGCGTGTCCTTCGGGAAGCAGTCACGGGAATCGAAGCGCAAGGTCGACCTCTACGCCGCGCTGATGCTCGCCCACGAGGCGATGCACGACCTCCGCACCCGAGGCAAGAAGCAAAAGCCCAAGACCGGTCGGGGCTACTTCCTCTGACCGATACTGCAACGCTGACGGGGCGGTGATGAACATGGCTGCGAGTCGAGCCGGCCTGGCGAAGCAACTGCTGGCCATCCTGCACAAGGACCAAGACACACTCCAGCGAATCGATGACTACCTCCACGGGCTCCACGACGACCCGTACATGCCGGACAACTGCGACGGGGAGTACAGGCTCCTCGCCAAGCGGTGCGTCTCCAACTGGATGCCCCTGCTGGTCGGTACGCCGGCACAGGCGATGTACGTCGACAGCTTCCGGCGCGGCAACCAGAGCGCCCGGCCCAACTCCGGCGAGGTGCTGCCCGAGTGGCGGCACTGGCAGGAGTCGCGTCTCGACGCCCGGCAGATCGCCGTGCACCGTGGCGCGCTGACCTACGGCCACAGCTTCACCGTGACCGAGAAGCTGCGTAACGGCAAGATCCGCACCAAGGGCCTGAGCGCCATGCGGACCGCGGCCGTCTTCGAGGACCCGGCCAACGACCATGTCCCATACGCGGCCCTCACGGTCACCCGTTTCCCGCAAGGGGAGGACCGGGGCAAGGCCCGGATGTGGGACGGCACCCACGAGTACGGGGTGACCTTCGCCTCACTCGGCGACAACGAGGGCGTCACCGTCAAGCGGATCAAGGCGCACGGCACGAAGGAGTGCCCGGTTACGCGGTTCGCCGCAGCGGTGGACCTAGAGGGCCGGACGATCGGCGTGATCGCGCCGATGATTGAGCTCCAAAACCGCATCAGCCAGAGCACATTCGACCTCTTGGTGGCGCAGACCTACAGCTCAACCAAGGTCCGCACCGTCACCGGCATGGCCCCACCGTTGAAGCGCGACCCCGACACGGGGGAGCCGGTTCTCGACGAGAACGGCCAGCCGATCCCGCTGCCGGTCAACGCCAACGCCGCCCGCTTCCTCTTCGCCGAGGACCACGACGTCAGGTGGGACACGCTCGACGAGACGCCGCTCGGTGGCTTCATCGAGTCCATCGACATGTCGATTCGGCACCTGTCGGCGCTGTCGCAGACCCCGCCTCACCACATCCTCGGCGCGATTGCCAACCTCTCCGCCGAGGCCCTGCTGGCTGCGGAGACGGCCCTCGCGCGCAAGATCGAGGAGTTCCGCAAGAGCTTTGGCGAGAGCTGGGAGCGGGTCTTCCGTCTGGCTGCCCAGATGGAGGGCATCACCTCCTCCGCCGAGGACTACTCCGGCGAGGTGCTGTGGCGCGACATGGAGCAGCGCTCTCTGGCCCAGGCAGCGGACGCCCTCGGCAAGCTGCGCGAACAGCTCAATATCCCGGCCCGCGGTCTGTGGCCGCGCGTTCCTGGCGCAACCAAGAACGAGCTGGATGAGTGGGAGCGCATCGCCCGCGACGACGACCTGGAGCGCCAGTTCGCCGAGGCCCTGCACCGGGCTACCCCGGATCGGGGTGATCGGGAGAAGGTCCTGGCGTGACGTCGGCCGCGCGGGCGGCCGAGGCGGAAAAGGCTTCCGTCGCCTACCACGCGGCCCTGACGAAGATCGGGGCCGCGACGATCTTGGACGCACTGACGCTGTGGGCCAGCGTCCCGCCGACCGCGACCGCCGCGACCGCCGCGAAGTGGCTCGCTGACGCGGTGCATCTGGTCATGACTCGCCGGCAGCGGTCGCGCGAGTTGGCCATGGCCTACTACCGGCTAGCGCGGGCTCTGCGTACGGGCAAGACCGCCGCGGACCCGCGCCGACCAGAGCCTCGCTACGTCACGATGGCCATGCTGCGCAGGGAGTTCGAGCTACTGGCACGTGATCCGTTCGCTGAGCCCCAGGCGGGCCGCGACGACAGCAAGCCGCCGGCACCGGGACCCGAGGGCACGTCGGACGAGCTGATCGAGGTTGAGGAGATCCCCGACTCCGCCCGCGAGGAGACGCGCCTGGAGCGCGGGGCCGAGCAGGAGGTACGGGCCAATCTCGTCCAGACCGGCCCGCTGCTCATGCGCAAGAAGCTCCAGGACGTCGACACCGAGCAGCCAGCCGAGACAGTGGATGAGCAGCGCAAGGAAGCGCATGAGTCCGCCGGCCGCCAGTCGTCTTCCACCGCAGAGCGGGTCGCCATGGACGGCGCTCGCAGCACTGTCTGGAGCTACACCCAGCGGGACACGCGGGTCTACGGCTACATCCGCCTCTCGCGTACCGGAACCCCCTGCGGGTGGTGCGCGATGTTGATCAGCCGAGGCCCGGTCTACAAGAGCAAGCGCGGCGCTGAGTACAGCGAAGGCGACCAGTACCACAACAACTGCCACTGTTACGCCGAGCCGATCTTCAGCAAGGACCAGTACCTCACCTCCAGTCTGACGGCACTCAACCGCGAGTACCAGCAGCTCTGGCCCAAGGTGACCGCTGGCCTGTCCGGCACGGCGGCAGTGAGCGCATGGCGGAAGTTCATCCGCGAGCAAGAGAAGGACCGCGCCCAGGAGGCGCGGCAGACCGCCCAGGAGGCGTAACCCATGCCGAAGACCGGCGACACCAGCACCGAAGAGGCCACCGAGCAGACCGCGCCCGAGACTCCCGAGACGGAGAGCCCGGCCGCGGAGCCGGAGGCCCCGGAGGCCGAGGTCGACGAGCGCGACAACGCGCTGCCCGAGTGGGCCAAGAAGAAGCTGACCAAGGCCAACGCCGAGGCGGCCAACTACCGGACCCGGCTGCGCGAGGTTGAGCAGAAGCTCGCCGACGCGAAAACGCCGGAGCAGTTCGAGGCCGCAGTCGCCGAGATCAAGCAGGCCAACGCCAACCTGAAGCGCCAGGCGTTCGTCCGCGACATCGCTGACGAGCACGGCCTCCCGAAGGAACTGGCCGCCCGGCTCCAGGGCAACACCCGCGAGGAGCTGGTGGCCGACGCCAAGGCCCTCGTCAAGTTCGCGGTCGTCGAGAACGACGCGCCCGGCGAGCTGCGCGGCGGTCTGGACCCCTCCGACGACGAGGCAGCCTTCGACCCTGTCAAGGCGGCTGCGGAGGCACGCGCCCGCCGCTACTGACCAACCCCGAAACCGCGGGCCCGAGTCACGGTGACTCGGGCCTTCTTCATGCCCGTAGGAGGGCCAATAGTGGTACACCAGGTAGTCAAGCCCGAGAAGATCGCGGCGACCGCAGCGGTCCTCCTGGAGCAGAGCCTTGTCGTGCCGGCCATGTTCCGGCGCGAGGGCATCGACCAGTTCAAGGGTGCCAAGGACGACACCATCAACGTCACTGTTGAGGGTGTGCTCCCGTGGCGGACCTACGGCTGGCGCAACGACCGGTCGACTGAGATCCAGTTCGACGAGTACAAGGAACGGAAGATCGGTGTCCCCTTCGGGGGCGACATCTACAACGCGGTCCGGCTGACCGATGAGCAGAACGAGTTCGACCTTCCCGGCTGGGCGAAGCTGGCCCGGAAGCAGACCGAGGCCATCGGCAAAGGTCTTGAGGCCCTGGCCACCGAACAGCTTGTGGAGGCCCCGTACGTGGTCTCCCTGGGCGTGCCGTCGGACGGCCTGAAGGCGGGCCTGATTCGGGCTCGCGCGGTCATGAACAAGCTGCACGTCCCGGCGGGTGCCCGGACCATCCTGGTCGGTACCGACTGGGAGGCCGCGCTCCTGGAGGACGAGAAGCTGAACCTGGCGTCCAACGTCGGTGAGGCCGAGGCTGTGAGCCAGCTCCGCGAGGCGAGCCTCGGACGGCGATACGGCTTCAACTTCGTCGTGGCGCAGGAGCTTCCCCCGACCATGGCAGTTGCCATGGTGGACTCCGCGTTCGTGTTCCTGACCGGTGCGCCGAGCGTGCCGCAGTCCGTGCCGTTCGGCGCGAGTGCCAGCTACAACGGCGTCGCCATCCGGTGGCTGCGGGACTACGACAGCACCCGCTTCCAGGACCGCTCGATTTTCAACACCTACCGGGGCTTCCGGTACGTGGACGACGTCCTGGTGGGCGTCAACCCGATGAACCAGCGCTTCGTCGGCGACTACGAGCACTTCGTACGGGCGATCCGCCTGGACCTGGACGGCACCGACTCGCTGCCGGATGGCGTGAGTGGCCGGGCCTCGCTCGGTCGCACGGCGGCCGAGGACAACGAGCTGGCTACCATCACGGGCCTCGGCACCAAGGCTGACTAATCGCGCCGAGCAGGGCTGATACTGCAACACTGGCATCGGCCCTGCTCGCCCCTCGTGAGTAAGGAGACCTCAGCGTGGATGCCTTCGCCTCGCTCGACGAGCTGAAGAACCGGCTGGACTGGGCTCTCAGTGTCGACGAGGAGCGGATCGCCACCGCCGCACTGGAGGACGCCTCCGGCCTGGCGCGCGAGTACGGACGCGACTGGGAGGCTGCCACCGCGCCCCGCCTGGTACGCACCTTGGTCTTGCGGGCGTGCGCCCGATACATGCGCAACCCGGACGGCTACACGCAGAGCCGGGCGGGCGACGAGACACTGTCCTGGAACGACTCCGCCGGCCGTGACGCTGGCACCGTCCACTTCACCCGCGAGGAACAACGCCTCCTGAGGACTCTTGCCGGCGGATCGCCTGGCATCTTCTCGGTGCCGATTACCGCCTGGGGCCCGCAACCCAAGCAGAGCGGCGAAAGGTGGGTGCCGACCGCAGGAAGTAGTGAGCCCTTCGAGTTCTACTCCTCGGGGGGCCCCTGGTGACGATGCAGCGCAGGCGCGGCCAGCTCGCGCGGATCTGGAAGACCCGGGTGACCACCGACAACCGGGGCAACGAGGTCAAGATGGCTGACCCGAGCAACGTGCACGAAGTGCGCGTTTGGACCGTCCCGCAACGCTCGGCCCGAGCCGAGGTCCCCGGTCAGCAGCAGATCAACGTCATCCGCATCGGCTGCGCTGCGGGGTTGGAGGGCGTCGACATCTACTCCCGCGTCGAGTACGCCGACACGACCTGGGACGTCGTCACTCCGCCGGCCTACCACCACGGCACCCGGGGCACCCGCCACTGGTCCCTCGATCTGCGGGAGCGCCCCTGATGGCTGAGGTGTACCGCCGCGTGCAGGGGCAGGGCGCGGGGCTGGAGATCCAGGAAGTCCTGGCTAACCACATCGAGGTCCAGGCCGACCTGGCGGAGCGCGCCTTCGCTATGAAGGCCAAGGGCGACGCCCTGCTCATCGAGCACCGTTTGGACAACGACGCGGCCGATGCGAACACCGGCCCTGAGAAGCAGGGGCACGCGGAGATGCTGGTCGAGCATGGCGACGTTGACTGGTACGTAATCCTCTCCGACGAGCGCGGGGAGAAGGCGGCCCTGAGTATCGAGTACGGCCGGGAGGCCGGTTACTACGAGATCGAGGATCAGCGCGGCAACGTCCGCAAGGTCGAGTTCGGCGCGATGGAGGGCACGTTCATCCTCCATCGCGCCACTGGACTGTCGCGCCGCGAGGGCCCGAAGAAGCCGGTCCGCATGAAGCCGAAGCGCATCTATATCAACTACGCTAAACGCGACGCCAAGCGTCGCCGCGAGCCCTGGAGGCGGAAGGGGCTGATCGCCTGATGGCCGGCATTCCGCAGGAGGTCAGGGCGCTCGCTGAGCTGAGCCCCGTCGAAGACCTCCTCCTCCCCATCCTGCGCGAGGGCCTTTCTGGCGTTCGTGTCCAGTCGCTCATCGAGGCCAACCAGAAGTTCCCGCTGGTGCTGCCTCGCCGGCTCCCTCACTTCGGGGAGTGGGCGGCTGACAGCCGCTTCACGGATGAAGCTGATATATCGGCCCAGTGCTTCTGCGAGGACCCGGACGGCGACGAGGACGCGGCGATCCTCTCTGAGGCGGTCCGAGTAGTCCTGCGTGACGCCGGCCTGGCTGGCAAGGTTGTACAGGGCCGCGGCCGGATCATCAGCGTCCGCATGACGTCAGCCCCACGCCGCGCCACCGACTGGGCAACGGCCACCGGGCCGGTTCAGTACGCCGACCTGCCCACGGGTGTCATCCGCTACGAGACTCAGTACCGAATCAACATCCGCAAGCCACGCCAGCGGTCCTACCTGCCCTAACCTTCCGCCCGCAACCCCGCCACAAACCCGTGAGCGGGGTCCTCGGCATGTCCTCGTAAGGAGCCGCCCCAGTGGCACTCAACGATGCCGCGACCCTCGTCATCGGGTCCGGCAACTTCTACACCGCGCCGGTTGGCACCGAGCTACCGGCGGACCTGACCTCCATCGGCAACCCATGGGAGCGTAGCGGCCACACGTCGCTGGAGGACATCTTCACGATCACCTCCGAGGGCGGCGAGGCGACCACGCTCGGAACGTTGCAGAACAAGTCGCTGCGGACCAAGTACAGCCCCCGGCAGGAGACCTGGGCGTACACCCTCCAACAGTTCGACACCCCTGGCCTGAAACTGTTCTACGGCTCGAACGCCCCGACCCTGCCCAACGGCCTGCTCGGCGTCCCACAGGACCCGGTGCCGACCGTCTGCGCCTTCCTGGTCGTGTTCGTAGACGGCGAGAACCTGTTCGCGTTCTACGCACCGAAGGCCGAGGTGTACCGCAACGACGACATGTCGCTGTCTGACACCGAGAGCCTGGCGGGCCTGCCGCTTGGCGTCAAGCCGATGATCCTCGGCACCAACGAGTGGGCCTACGCGGTGACGCCGCTTGGTGACGTGATCATGGCGACCGGTGCGACCGCCGGCAACCCCGGCGCCTTCACCCCGGACGGCGCGATTGCCCCGGCGAACTTCGCGGCCATGTCCACCGTCACGGCCAGCCCGGCGACCGAGTGGACCACCGGCCAGTATGTCGTCCTCGGCGACAGCTCCGAGGCGTACTGGGACGGCACTGCGTGGGTCTCCGGCCGCGCCGCCTGATTCACCCCCTCTTCCCCGGCTGCACAGGCATTGCGGACCCCTGTGCAGCCGGGGCCCCGGCACCCCTCTTCTCGGTCCGCTTCCTGAACTCACCCCTTCCTGGAGGTCCGCAACCCCATGGCCACGATCACCCTCGACTCCATTCGCGCCGCCGCTGAGGCGAAGTACGGCTCACTCGACATCGAGCTGGGCGATGAGACCGTCCGGCTGCTCAACCCGCTGCGCCTAGCCAAGGCCAACCGGGACGCGCTGCTCGCGGTACAGGAGCGCCTGAACGACAAGGACGACGACGCCGACCAGGGCGAGCTGCTGACCGAAGCGCTGCGCCTAGTCGGCGAGACCAAGACCAAGGGCGACAAGCTGGTCAAGGCGCTCGGTGGCGATCTGGCCCTGCTCGCCGAGGTCTTCGAGAGCTACGTCAAGGGGACGCAGGCGGGGGAAGCCTCGGGCTCGGACGCCTGATCGACGAGTACGGCGAGGGGCTGTACCCCGACCTTCGTCACTACTACCAGGTTGACCTGGTCGACGTGATCGAGGGACGGGGTCCGGCCCCTCGCCTTGTGCTTGCGCTGGCGCTGGGCCTTCCAGACACCTCCCTGACCACCGCCCTCGCGTCGGGCGGCCGGGAGTTCTTCGGCTGGGGCGTGGATCGCCACCTCCGGGCCGACCTCTTCGACGCGCTCAACGCCAACACCCGAGCCACCGGCAACTGGAAGAAGGGCAAGGCCCCTGACTTCCCGGCCTGGCCTCGGCCGAAGCGCAACGCGGCCGAGCCCGAGCAGACGAAGCCGGTCTCCGTCGCGGACATCTTCCACCGCATGACACGGAGGTAGCTCATGCCTGCCGGCACGATCATCGGCCGGATCAGCGTCAAGGTCTTGCCGGACACCGACGACTTCCGCCGTGACGCCAAGAAGAAGCTCGACGCGATCGAGAAGGGTCTGGAGGTCCAGTCGCGCGTCGAGCTGGACGCCACTGGGCTGAAGGGGCAGGCCGAGGCCGCCCGCGCGAAGGCGCAGGCGCAGATGAGGGACCTGACGCTCCAGGTCAACCTGGACAACCAGCAGTCCTTGATGCGGGCCATCCGCCAGGTACAGGGCGAGCTGGACAAGCTTGACAATACCGAGCTGAAGGTGGGTCTCAACCGCGACGACCTGAAGGCCGCGACCGACCTACTGAAGGAGCATCTGGACGAGGTCGCCACGCTCGATCTGAAGATCGACAAGCGGTCGCAAGCCGGCCTGGAGTCGGCGATCTTGAAGATCAACCAGCAGCTCAACGAGATGGAAAAGATCGACTTCTCCGTCAAGCTCGACCGGGCGTCGCTGATCAAAGCCCGCGACGACATCCAGGCCGAGCTGGAACAGAAGATCCAGATCCAGGCAGAGATTGACCGGAAGCAGATCGCCGACATGCGGCGGCGGGTCATGGATCAGCTTCGTCAGATCCCGATCAACACCAAGCTCGACGAGGGCTCGGTCAAGAAGGTCTTGCGCCAGATCGAGGGTTACCTCGAACAGATCGAGGATCTGAAGGCCACGATCACGCCGGAACTCGACGAGCGGGCCAAGCTTCGCGTCGAGCGCCAGATCGACGACATCAAGGACAAGATCGACGGCCTGAGGGCGCAGATCAAGCCCGATGTCTCGCCCCCCTTCTGGGCCAACGCCTGGAAGACCCTGGCGCTGCTCGCGCGGGATCGCTTCGTCCACATCTACACCAAGATCAACGAGGCGTCTCTCGCTACTGCCGTGGCGGCCATCAACCGGCTGTCCGGCGCGCGGGTAGCCACCAACCTAGTCAAGAACCTGGGCGAGTCCCTGGGCAACCTGGACCGCACCGCCCCGAAGATCGCCTCGGTCGCCGCTGGCATCACTGCGCTCGGCGGCGCTGCGACCAACGCAGTCGGCTCAGTGCTCTCGCTGGCTGGCTCGCTGATCAGCATGGCCCCGGCCGCGCTCGCGCTGCCCGGCATCTTCGCCGGCATGGCCCTCGGCGTCAGCGCGACGGTCATCGCCTTCAAGGACTTGCCCAGGGTTCTTCCCGAGATCCAGCAGGGCTGGACTGCCCTGAAGGCGACCGTCTCCGACAACTTCTGGGAGCAGGCCAAGGCCCCACTGCGGGAGATGGTGCAGACCCTTCTGCCCCAGTTCTCCGCCGGCATGGCCAAGGTCGGCACCGAGGTGGGGGGTTTCTTCGCCAAGTTCTCGGAGTCCCTGACCGGCGCGCTCGACGGCCGGCTGGAAGGCATGTTCGCCAACCTCACCGAGTCGATCAACATCGCTGGTACCTCGACGGACTCCCTGGCGAACATCATCGCCATCCTGGGCGACCTCGGGTCGCAGTACCTCCCACAACTCGCGCAATGGTTCGTCGACATCACGCAGAAGTTCGAGAACTTCCTCACTCGCGCCAGCGAGAGCGGCGAACTGAAGACGTGGGTCGACAACGGCATCACCGCCTTCACGCAGCTCGGCTCAGTCCTGAAGTCGATCGGCTCGATCTTCCTCAGCCTCGCTGAGGCGGCGACCCTCGGCGGTGGCGGCACCCTGGGCACCCTGGCAGCCACCCTTGCGCACGTCGCCGAGGTGGCCAAGGACCCGGTCTTCCAGGGCAAGCTTGCGGAGTTCTTCCGCAGCACCCGCGAGGCGATGGACCAGATCGGCCAGATCAGCGGTCCTGCTATGGAGAAATACTTCGACTCCCTGTTGACAACCTTCTCCAACGTCCTGCCCACGGCTGCGGTCGCGATCGGCCTCGCACTCGACGGCATCGCTACCGCCCTAGCGGACCCGGCGTTCTCCGACGGCGTGCTATTGCTGTTCGACGGCCTGAAGGTCGGCATCGCCGCCCTAGCCCCGGTGGTGGCGCAGCTCGGCCCGGTACTCGGCATGATCGCGCATGTCACGGGCCTGCTGTTGGCGGCCCTCGGCCCGGTCATCGCGGCTGTCGTGTCGGCCCTGATGCCGGCGCTCCAGTCGCTCCTGCCGGTGCTGACGCCGATCATCACGATCCTCGGCACGGCGCTGACCCAGATCGTGACGGAGTTGGCTCCGGTGCTCACCACCATCGCCAGGCTGTTCGCCCAACTCCTTGCGGCGGTAGTCCCGCTGCTGGAACCGCTTATCCAGCTCCTGATGGCGATCCTGACGCCGCTCCTGGCGGTGATTCAGCAGGTCATCTCCGCGGCCATGCCTCCGCTGATCGCGGCCTTCACGCAGCTCACCACGGCACTCCAGCCGGTCATCGAGATCCTGACGGTGGTCGTCGACTTCCTGATGGCCACACTCGCCCCGGCCATCCAGTTCCTTGCTGGCGCGATCATGAACGGCCTAATCATCGCCATTGAGGCGATTGCCCAGGTCTTCCAGGGCGTCGTCGACATCGTCATGGGCGTCTGGAACACCTTCTCCGCCCTGTTCCGGGATGACTGGGAAGGCGTCTGGAACGGAATCAAGCAGGTCTGGTCCGGCGTCTGGGACGCCATCGTGGGCCTGTTCAAGCTGGTCGCCGCTCAGTTCCTCGGCCATTGGCGGGCGTGGGGCAACGCCCTCGGCGAGACCTGGTCGGCCGTCTGGAACACGATCAGGAGCTTCTTCAGCTCGATCTGGAACAGCATCATGAGCTGGTTCTCCAACCAGCTCAACACGATGCGGTCCAACTGGACCGCCACCCTGAGTGTCATCGGCACCATCTGGGACAACTGCTGGAGCACGGTGCTGTCCTACCTGCGCGCTGCCTGGCAGAACATCCAGACCGTCATCCGGGGCGGGGTCGATACCATAATCTCGACGGTTAAGCAGCTCCCCGGCAAGATCACGAGCGCCCTGGGCAACCTCGGCAACCTGCTCGTGAAAGCCGGGAAGCAGCTTATCGAGGGCTTCATCCGAGGCATCAAGAACATGTTCGGCAGCGTGCAGTCCACGCTGGGGGGGCTGACCTCGAAGCTGACCGACTGGAAGGGCCCCGAATCCCTGGACAAGGCACTCCTGGTTCGCGCCGGCCAGCTCGTCGTCGGCGGCTTCATCAAGGGCCTGGAGTCCAGGTACGACGAGGTTAGGCGGTCGCTTGCCGGCCTGACCAGCGACATCGGCGACATGGCCATCGAGGGCCCGTCCGTCAACGGTGCAGCCGCTAGCAGCCTCGCCGCCAAGCTCTCCGCGGCGATGGGTGACGTGTCCACCGAGGGCCCTGTCATCAAGCAGTTCGTCTACAACGCCGCGCCGAACCAGTCCCTCGACGCCGAGGAAGACCTGTTCCGGGCGGTCGGCCGCGCACGCTGGGGGTGGTAAACAGTGCCTCGACTTCAACTGGAGTCGACGGCGGACGTGATCAACCTCGACGACGTCCTGAACAAGGACGTTGGTGTGCAGGCCCTTGCTGGGGTGACCGGCTTGGGCCTGCCCGAGGTTTCTACCCAGTGGTTAGAGGGTGCCGGCGACGGTGCCCGCTACCGAGGCAAGCGAGCACGTCCCCGCGACATCGACCTGCCGCTCTACATCACCGGCAAAACCCGAGCCGAGCTGGTCGGACTACTCGACCGCCTAGTCATCATGCTCGATGGCGAGTGCACGCTCCGCGTCGTGGAGGATGACGGCGGCGACTGGTCCGCCGACGTCTACCACGTAGCCGGCGGCGACTTCGCCTACGGCATCGACTCCACGGGACAGCGTGACCTCCAGACCGTCGTCACACTGCGGGCCGGCGACCCCTACTGGACATACTCTCGGTCGACGAGCAAGGCGATCACCAACGCTGGAGCCGGGCGCGGCCTGATCGGCTCGCTGGCCAGCCTGCAAGTCAGCGCCAGCCAGGCCATCGGCACGATCACGCTGGAGAACCGGGGGACTGCACCGGCCTTCCCGATCTGGACCGTGGTTGGCCCCGGCAGGAACTTCAAGACGGTCTCCACCAAGGGCGAGAGCTTCCTGTGGACCGGCACGCTCGCGGCGGGCGAGACGCTGACGGTGGACACCAAGACGGGCACGGTCGTCGACCAGGCTGGCAATAACCGCTATGGCGAGCTGGCCAGCGCGCCCCGGCTGTGGAGCATCCCGCCGGGCATGGTCGAGGCGACGGCCTCCCTGGAGTCCACGACCACCGCTAGCTCGATCACCTGCACCTGGCGACCGCGCAAGAGGATGGTGGTGTGACGTGAGGTTGTCGGACATCACCGTTGAAGTCCGGGACAAGAGCCTCGCCCGGATCGGCCTGGTCCGGCCTGAGGAGCTGGACATGGAGCTATCCGGCCTCCACAACAGCGTCGGTGCCTGGAAGCTGAAACTGGCCGCGGAGCACCCTCTCATGGGCGCTCTGCGGCAGCCCGGCTCCGGCATCATCGTCACCGGCCCGAACGACGTCATGTTTTCGGGCCCGACAGTCAAGCCGGAGAACCAGGCCACCGCGACCGACCCGGCAGGCACGGTCACCGTCGAAGGTGTCGACGACACCGTCCTCCTAGCCGACGCACTGGCCTACCCGCAGCCGAGCAACGCCAACCCCGAGACGCAGACCACCGCGCACGACATCCGTACCGGTGCCGTCGAGACGCTGATGCACGCCTTCGTCAACGCGAACATCGGGCCAGGCGCTCCCGCCGGCCGCCGGCCGTCCGGCCTCCTGGTATCCATGCTGACGATGGGCGCGAACCTCGGACGCGGCCCGACCACCACCAAGAGTGTCCGTTTCGCGTCGCTGGGCAACCTGCTTGCCGAGCTGGCCGCCACGGCGAATCTCGGCGTCCGTATCGTCCAGCGCGGCAACGTACTGGTCTTCGAGACTTCCGAGGTGGTCGACCGCTCACGCGAGATCCGCCTCGACATCCGCAACAACACCCTCGCCGGCCACCGTGTGGCGACCAGCCCGCCGGCCACCACCCGCGCCCTGGTTGGAGGGCAGAACGAGGGCGCCAAGCGCCAGTTCGTCTCAGTCACCACGCCGGAATCCCTTGCCGGCGAGGCTGACTGGGGCCGGCGCATCGAAGCGTTCGTGGACCAGCGCAACACCGACAAGCTCGACGAGTTGAAGCAGGCTGGCCTGGAGCGGCTGGCCGACGATGGAGCCGCCACTCTCGCCGTGCAGGTGGTCCCGATGGAGGACTCCGGCATGGACTTCGGCATCCACTGGAACGCCGGAGACAAGGTCGGCGTCGTCGTTGAGGACCAAGAGCTGGCGACAACGGTCACCGGCTACATCATGAAGGTCAACAAGGACGGCTTCCGCCTAGGTGCAGTGCTTGGCGACCCCTCGGGCTTCGACCCCGATGCGGCCCTGGCCAAGCGGGTCGCGAGCACCGAGTCTCGCGTGAGCGCCCTGGAGCGCAACGCCGAGCTGGACAGCACGCTGGGCCCTCGCCTCGACAAGCTGGAGGGTGCCACCGAGACACTGGAGCGCACCAGCTCGCTCGCGCCGGGCGCCTGGTACCGGATCGGCATCATCGAGAACGCACAGGACGGGGCCCCGGCGAAGGCCAGCGCGGTTTTCGATATCACCACCAACGGCAGCGGCGTCCACGCCCACCTTCGCATCCGCGCCAGCTACGCCTACAGCGACCGTGACGCCTGCTCCGTGAACCTGGAGGAGTACGGCGGCTACAACTCCAGCGCCGCTAACACGCCACCCTTCACCGGGGTCCGCCTCCGGCCGCTCGGTGGGACCTACGACAACGCGGCGATCGAGGTGCTGTGCGCCGTTTGGCCGTCGAATGGATCGCTCACGATGAGGGTCGAGCACAGCGATTGGCGCGGCGGGCAGCGATGGACGCCGGTCAACTTCGAGAGCCAGGGCACCGCCGACATCGAGTGGATCAACCGGGGCATGTGGTGGCTCAGTCGGTGGCAGGCCCTGAGCCTGCTCAATGGCTGGGTGAACTACACGGGCGGCTACCCGTTCGCCGAGTTCCGCATGCACCCTGGCTCTCTAGTTGAGGTGCGTGGCCTGGTTAGGAACGGTGCTGGCGACATCGCCCAGCTCCCGGCCGGATGCCGCCCACGGTATCGGCTCCTCTTCCCATCGATCGGCGGCGGTAACGCCATCGCCCGCGTCGATGTCACTAACGTCGGGCTACTGAGCTATCAGGCCGGCAGTACCGGCTTCATTACGCTCGACACGATCCGCTTCAGTGCGGAGTGGTAGGAGACCGTCGTGGCCATTACCCCCCTGTCGATGATCGCCTGGGAATACGACGACTCGATCGGTTCCTACGGCCAGGTTACCGCTCGATTCATCGACAACCCCCCTCCAGATCACCCTGACCCGGCGAACTACGTTCCGATCAAATCGATTGTCATGCGTCTCACCTTGTCTCTCCCCGCCGAGAAGGCCCCTCTCCCAACCGACTCGGATGAGGGGCCTCAGCCCCTCGACGTGACATCCTGACCCGCCTTTCCCGAAGCCCCCTGAGCCTCAGGTTTGGGGGGCTTCCTCATGCCCGCAGGAGTTCCATCCAGTGGCCATCACCTCGTACCCCTTCGACAATCAGGACACTGATGAGACGCAGTACAGCAAGCTGTTTCGCGAGCTTCAAGAGTCCGGCGTCGTCGACAGCATCACCTCCACCGGCTTCCGGGTGTCGGCCGACTCGACCGGCATGAACGTCAAGGTCCAGCCTGGATTCGCTATCGAGCGCGGCCACGCGGTCAACTCGACCTCCGTCGAGACGCTGACTCTCTCGCCGGCCGCGACCACACAGCGCATCGACCGCGTCATCCTCCGCCTGGACCCGACAGCGAACGCGATCAACCTTGCCGTGCTGGAAGGTGTGCCGGGCGGCGGCGTTCCGTCGCTGACACAGACCGACGCGGGCATCTATGAGATGGGGCTCGGCAGGATCACGGTCGACGCCAACGTGCTCTCCATCGCGCCGAACAAGGTCACCGACGACCGGCAGTTCACCGGGCAGCGAATCGGGGCATGGCACACCGCGACCCAGCCCACCAGCGCCCGGTACGGCCGGCTCGGCGTCAACATCGACACCGGCAAATGGGAGTGGTGGGACGGCTCGCAGTTCGTCGAGCTGATCCCCAGCACGGTCTCGAACTCGATCAAGTGGAACAGCTACACGCTGACCGTGTCGAGCACGACGCCGTCCGGCACGCCGACCGCCGACCGCATCTGGATTCAGCCGGTCGGCTGAGGGAGGTCGTATGGCTACCACATGGGGCTCTACCGAGGGCCACCTCCGGACCGGCATCGACTGCTGGACCTCCACGCCGAGCGCGAGCAGCACCTCGGTCACGGTCTACCTGCGTGTCTACGTCCAGTGTATGGACAGTTGGCGCTTCGACGACAATCAGAACTACAGGGTCACCGGGACCGGCGGTGGCACCGGCAGCTACTACAACGGGCTGAGCGGCAGCGCGACGAAGCTCATCTACTCGAAGAACTTCAGCGCTGGCATCCGCCACAGCGGTGGGCCCACCTACTCGTGGACCGTCTCGATTTCCGGCATGTATAACGGGGGTACCCCCTCGCACACGAGATCGCTCACCCTGCCGGCCCGCCCGCCGAGCGCGCCCAGTGCGCCGGGCACCCCGACCGCCAACTCCATCACCGCGACGGGGGCGAGGCTGTCTTGGTCCACCCCGGCAAGCAACGGGCGTTCGCTGGACCGCAACAGTGGCCAGGTGTCCCGCAACTCGGCGTTCACGGCCGTGATCCAGAGCTGGGACGTATCGGGCTGGGGCACCAGCCGCACCTTGACGGGCCTACCGAAGGGCACTGCGCTCTACGCCCGTGTACGGACGCACAACTCGGTTGGCTGGAGCGCCTGGTCGGGCTCGCGCGCCTTCACTACGGACACCACGCCACCGGGCGCAGTAGCTACACCGAGCGTTAGTGGCGTCGCGGCCACCACGGCGTCAGTGGCCTGGTACCCCCCGTCTGACACGGGCGGCGCGGCCATCACGAGCTACGAGATTCAGCGGGCCACCAACTCATCCTTCACGGCGGGCGCGGCGACGGTAGCCGACTCGACTTCACCGACCTCCCTGCCCGGCCTGCTGCCGGGCACCACCTACTACACCCGCGTCCGGGCGCTGAACGCAAACGGCGCGGGCGCATGGTCCTTGGCCACTTCGTTCACCACCCTCTCGGGCGTCAAGGTGGGCGACGGCACGAAGTGGCGCGACGCCATCGTGTGGGTCGGCGACGGCTCGAAGTGGGTGCTTGCCCAGGTCAAGACCGGCAACGGAACGACCTGGAAGTGAGCAATCCCCTCATGCAAGCCCTTGCCCTGGAGCCCCAGGTTCAGGCCGCCGCAGTCACCGCCACGGGGACGATCAGCGTCGCCCTGATCGGCGTACTGGTCGAGATGCTGCGCAGGCAGCACAAGAAGCTGAGCGAGGTCAAGGACCACGCCGCAGCCGCCCGAGACCAGGTGCAGAACAGTCACAAGACCAACCTGCGCGACGACGTTGACCGGGTCCTTCGCGGCCTGGAGGACGTCAAGGAACTGATTCGCACACAGGGCCGGGACATCGCCGGTTTGCGCGAGGAGATCCGCCACGAGCGGGCCGAGCGCCTGGACGTGGAGCGGCGCTTCGACGATCACGTTCGAGCTGGCCGGGGACCCGGTCGGGCTGGGATGACTACTACCTCGGGATCGCCCGAGCCGTAGCGGACCGAGCGGACTGCACCCGCCGCCAGGTCGGGGCAGTCGTAATCAGGGGAAGCCGCATCGTCGGGCAGGGGTGCAACGGTGCCCCGCCGGGCGTGCCCAGCTCCTACTGCGAGTGCGTGCCCGCGCGGTCGGTTGAGCTACGACCGGCTCCCTGCCAACTCCTCCTACTCCAACTGCATCGCAGTGCACGCCGAAGCCAACGCCCTACTGAGGGCTGGCTACGAGGCATGTCGCGACGCGGTCCTGTATGTCACTGACCCGCCCTGCCATGAGCTAGCGCCTGATCGCAGCCGCCGGCATCGCGCGGGTTGTCACCCCCGAGCCCCTGGAGGCATAGCACCGTGGCCGAGAACTACGACGACTCGATGTACCAGCTGGCTCAGGACATCGTCGCTCTGGAGCCGAACGACCTCGTCCTTGCCGGCATCTACGCCGACAAGCGCGGCTACCACAACAAGCGCAAGAACCTGCGGAGCACCGACTACAGCGTGCAGCTCGCGGCCGACAAGAAGGGGCCGAGCGACAAGGCGGCGGCGCTGGACATCACCAGCAAGTCGGCCCAGCGGGGCGACTACACGATCATCAAGAAGTACAGCAACCGGCTGTACCAGGCGGGCAAGATTAAGGACCCGCGCGTAGCAGGCTGGCGTGAGTTCTTCGGCCAGACCGACGACGACAGCGGGGTTGAGGGCTGGGACTTCGCCAAGGGCAAGGAGTCGACCAGCGCCGACAAGAGCCACAACTGGCACATCCACATGTCTGAGCTGCGCGAGTTCATCACCAGTAAGGACAATAAGACAGCCATCCTCTCCGTACTCCAGGGCGAGACCCTAGAGCAGTACACCAAGGGTGGCGGCAAGCTGGTCGGAAAGGCTCCGGCCAAGCCGGCAGCACTGGACGTTGACGGCCGGCTGGGGCCGAAGAGCATCGCCCGCTGGCAGCAGATCATGGGCACCCCGGTCGACGGCGTGATCAGCAACCCGTCCGTGCTGGTGAAGGCCGTGCAGCGGCACCTAAACAAGCGCGGCTCTTGGTTGGTGGTGGACGGTCGTGGCATCCGCCAGGACGGCCGTCGCTACCAGACCGTTCGCACCCTACAGCGGTACCTCGGCGTGCCGGCTGACGGCATCCTCTCCACCCCGGTCTCGCCCACTGTCAAGGCGCTCCAGAAGCGCCTGAACACCGGCAAGTTCTGATCAGGAGGCACCCGCCCCGTGACCGACGAGCACACCCCGAAGCACTCTGCGCCTGACGTCGACCTAGCCAAGCGAACCGCCCGGCGCAAGCGCATCCGTACCGCCTTCCAGACCTTCGTCTCCTCGTGTGGCGTCCTGTTGGTCGTGGTGCCGCTAGCGATGGAGTACCTGGACGGCAAGGTTGAACCGACGTTTTACGCCGCTCTGGCTGGCGTCGCCGTGGCCATCACGACCGGGGCTCGGCTGGTGACTCGGGTGATGCAGACGCCGGCCATCACCACGTTCATCGACCAGCACATCCCCTGGCTGGCTGAGGAGGACCCGGCTGGCTGATCGAGAAGCGCCCCACCTGCACATCGCGGGTGGGGCGCTTGCTTCGTCTCTACTGCCGCCCTGCGGCCTTCTCTGCCTCGATCTGCTCCAGGGTCTTGACGACGGAAGCGCGCCGGCTGCGGCGTCGCGGACGCTCAGCAGGGGCGTCGGCCGCCACGTGCGTAAACGGCGCCTCGAACGCCCGCCCGTGCACGCCGCACTGGTCGGTGGTCGCCTCCTCTCCGTCACGTATCACCGTGTATGTCTTCGCTGGGCGCTTCGGGTCCTTGCACGTGTCGCAGACAACAATCTCGATCTTGACCACTGAAATCCCCTGCGTCGTGCTGCCAGTTTCGGACACTGGAACCCTAACAGAGATAGACTGGGTTGCGTTTCAACGACGGCCATCGCTATGCTCAGGTTGCAGTATCATTGAGGAGCTGTAACCTGAACACCCACGCCTCGGGGAAGCGCGAATCCCCGATCGCATGTCCATCACCGCGAGCAACAGAGGGGCACTTGCAGTGGCACCGCAGCCGAAGATCCAGAACGCCGATGAGGCGATTCGGTGGATCAGGGACGGTCTTACCTACCGGCAGATGACAGAGCTGCACGAACAGAAGTACGGCATCAAGATCAGCCCGTCCGGCTGGAGCTACTTCCGCCGGAAGCACGGTCTGGACGCTCGCGCCGTAGCTGACCCGACGCTAGTCCCGTGGTCTGTCGACGATAAGCACCGCAACGACTACTACCTCTACTGCCTGCGGCAGGAGAGTCGGCGTCGCGCCGGCAAGAAGCTGGACCCGCCGGCTGAGGTGCGGCTGAACGGCTTCCTCCGCGAACTGGCGGAGAAGAACGCTGTGGTGCACTACGACCCGGACACGGAGGAGGGTTTCAACCTAGTCGCGCGCGAGGAGCAGGACGGCGATGGCCTGGTCCGCCGGCCGGAGGCGGCCGTTGCGCGGAAGCGGCGGGCCGGCGATGATTAGCCACCTCCCCCATCAGAAGGCCCCCAGCAGCCATGCCGGGGGCCCTCATCGTATCTGGGGGTTAGACGGCGCGTCCGTGTCGGTGGCCACGCCCAGGGCCATAGCCACGACCCTTCCCATATACCTGGGCGACGCCTCGTCGGCGGGATGGACCGCGGGGGGCTGATCCCCGTCCTGCTCGCCGTCCTGCTCGACCGGCTTTCCACTGTGCTCTGGCGTCTCGACCTGGCCCCCCTCCGCTGGGGCCGGTTCGATGCTCGGGCGCGTGTCGTCCGGTGGCGCAGGGGTGTCGGGCGGGAGCGGCGTGGGCCCAGTGGGTGGCGCGGGGGTAGGGGTGGGCTCAATGGGAGCGGGGGTCGGTTCCGCGATGCGCGCCGGGCTTGCGCCCCGCTGCTCTGGGCTCGATGAAGGAGCCGGGGGCAGCCAGCGGCCCTGCTGTGGGGAGCATTCTCTCGACCCAGTGGTTGATCGCATCGGGGTGGGCGCGTGGCATGGACGCCTGAATGAGCTTGACAACGGTGTCATGGTTGAGGGCTGGGTCAACGAAGATAACGCCCTTACTGGGGACTGGCACACAGGGTGCACCTGTGTGCGCCTGGATGACCTTCACATGGTTCCTTGCGCAAGAGGTGGCGGACCGCCAGCGGGGAGGAGCTGGCGGCGGGGCTGTTGCCAGTGTTGCGAGGGGGATCAACGTTCAGCAACGATGCAACTACGGACTATGCCCTTGGCCTGGGAGATCGCGCAACAGTTCCTCGACGCGACGGGCTACTTCGGTGAGCTGTTCGGGCGATAGTCGTGCGGTATGGGCGACGATGATCTCCGTATCGGTGTCTGGCGTCTTGTCCTGATACACGTGGATGTCCACCAGGCCGGCGGCCTCCTCTGCGGCTCGGAGCACTGCCCGATAGGGCAGGCCCAGGGCTCGCGCGAGTGCGTCGAGCACGTCTCGCTTCGGCATGGGTGGTCGCCACTTCGTGGCGAGCTGGTGCACGCGCGATTTCGAGAGCGCATCGCCGCCCCGTTCGGCGATGTCTCCGTAGGAGTCGCCGTCCCAGAGTCGGGCTCCGATGAGCCGGCCGAGGGCATGGTCGGCGACCTCCACCTGTCTGCGGTTGGGCACGTGTGCCTCTCTCTCGCGGGGTTGGCTGCGGGGAGACCCTATCCTCAGCTCATCTGTTCGTCCAAAATTCTGGACGTCGTCCTAAAAGCTGGACGACATAGATCAGCCCTTGTACTGTCGGATTCCTGACTATCGCCGCCACGCAAGCGATCGAGCCATCGAGCGCCACCCGATCAACCGCCGTAGGTTGTGTTATCCTTGCAGTATCAATCCCCTCAGGCGTAGCCCAAGGAGGTAGCCCCCGGCGTGAGTAACGAACAGTCGGTCACCCCAGGCATCGAGCGACACGAGTCCCTGGACGGACTTGCCGTGTTTGTGGAGGACGAGGAGAACTTCGACTTCCATGCCGACCTGCTGCCCGGCTCCGATGCCTGGCATATCGAGTGGATGTACGAACTCGCCGACAAGTTGGGCCTCGCCCGGGTCGACGAGTGTCCACCCGAGATCCTAGAGGGCGCGGTTCGCTACTGGTACAGCCCCTCCACCGTGGAGGCAGTGTGACGACGGGCCTGATGAGACCGAGCTGCCTCGGCCGGGTCCAGCCATCCGTGATGCAGCTTCCCCGCACCGGGAAGGGCCAGCCGCTCATCGTCCCGATGGGCGGCGGCAAGCCGACGACGTACACCAGGGTCACGACCCATATCGACGTCCTGGAGGACAAGACCAGCCTCAGCCACTACGGCGAACGAATGGTGCTATCCGGCGTCGCCCTCCAACCCACCATACTCAACCCATTAAGGGGGCTGGACCCAAACAACGGCGACGACAAGCCAATCTACAAACAGGTCGCGGCGCGAGCGAAGGCCACGGCCGGCGCGAACGACAAGGCCAACAAGGGCACGCACCTCCATGACCTCTCCGAGTACGTGGACCGTGGCGAGGAGCTGCCCCCGTGCAGCCCGGCCGACATGCTCGACATGGCGGCATACCGAATCGCCACAGCCATGTTGGACGTCAGACACATCGAGCAGGCCGTAGTGGTCGATGTGAACCGTACGGCTGGCACGCCGGACCGGGTTTCGTGCTACGGCGGCCTGGACCCTGACGGCCAGCCAGCAGGCAACCTCATCACCGATCTGAAGACCGGCTCGATCAGGTACAGCGCGCAGAAATGGGCGATGCAGCTTGCGGATTACAGCCGAGGCAGGCTCTACGACCCGTCCCAGTTCCCGGTGAACGTGGACAACGAGGCCGCCTTCAGGGCGTGGAAGGACACCGAGTTCACGGCGGAGGAAGCCGCCGCCGCGTACTCCGAGCTGCCCAGCGTTAACCAGCGTTGGGGGCTCATCGTCCACCTGCCTGCGGGCAGTGGGCAGTGCACCGTCTACTGGATCAACCTGACCGAGGGCTGGCGCGGCGTTGAGCTGGCCGGCGAGGTCAGGGCGTGGCGACGCACGAAGGTCATACAGCCCTTCCCTCCGGCCTGAAACTGCAAGGATGGCATAGGTCACAACAGCTTGCCGAATGGATACTGCAAGGCTAACATAGTGAGGTAATCGAGAGGGGTGCGACAGCCAGTGAGTGTCGCTTCTGAGCCGGGCGGTCGCTCGGTCACCGTGACCATCAAGCACGGCAAGGGCTACCAGGACACCTGGTCGGTCTTCAAGGGTCGGCCGCACGAGGTGCGCGCAGACCTGATGGCCTACTTCGGGCTCGACGAGAACGAGGTAGAGGGCCTGGACCTGCATCACATCGTCATCATGGCGACGGGCATCGCCCACGGCGTGGGTAACGTCGCCGGGCTCATGGGTGGCCAGCTCATCAAGGTTGAGCCGGCCACGGCGGTCGCTCAGGGTCAGGCGCAGAAGTCCACGGGCGACCCGTGGACCGAGGCGCGCAACGCCACGCCCGCCGCACAGGCCAAGCCGGAGGAAAACCCGGTCATTACCCAGATCAAGAGCGCGGCTGACGTGGACGCGCTGAAGCGGATCTGGGCGGAAAACCAGCCCGCCTTCAGCGACACGGCCATCATGGACGCGTGGAAGGCCAGGGGTCGAGAGCTGGGCGGCAAGTGAAGGACGTAGCCGCCACTCTCGCCCTCCTGCTCGTGCTGTTCTGTGGCGTTTGGGCCTGGGTCGCAGGGCCCTGCAAACTGTGGGCGTTCTCCAAGGCCGGCGACGTGCCGGCCCGCTGCTCCGTGCGCTGAGCAGCTTCTTCTTCATCCCTATACTGCAACACTGACATCACCCAACCGAGGGAGTCTTCACCCAGTGAGTGGTTTCTCGTTCGCCAAGCCCAGCTCGTTTGCCGGTGGCAGCTTTTTCAAGGTCGCCGAGCACATGAACGACCTCGCGCTGCTCATCGAGCCGAAGCGCATCCAGAAGGGCGTGTCGAACACCTACAACGGCGTGACCCGGCTGCGCGACGAGGTGACCGCCGACGTCACCATCTTCGCTACGACCGAGGCCCTGGAGACGGGTGAGCCGAGCGAGGTCGTCAAGGACACGACGTTCGTCCACGGCATGCTCACCTCCACCCTGGAGCAGGTCATGGGCGGCGCGATGGTCGCCGTCATCCGCAAGATCCCGACTAAGAACGGGTCGGGCTACGCCTTCCGCGACGTCACCCCCGAAGTGGAGGCGCAGGTCGGCAGCCACTACGTCAACCGCGAGGCCGCCGTCAAGGCTGCGCTGGAGTCGGGCGACATGCCCTCCTTCGAGTGATCGCCCCGGCGGGCGCCGAGCGGTCAGCCCGGCGCCCGCCCTCTGGGCCGCGCTCAACAGGAAGGAGGAACACCCCGAGTGCTGACCCCTGGTAGGTCACTCACCCTGCACGCGGATGCCGGCAAGGAACTGCCCCGCGTACCCGCGTTCAAGCCCCTCTACGACCGAGGCGTCCGTCCCCGGCACGGCCAGGTCATCATGGTCGTCGGGCGCAGCGGTACGCAGAAAAGCGGTTTTGGCCTCTTCTGGGTCGCACAGATGCGTCTGTCGACCCTCTACTTCAGCGCCGACATGAGCGCCTTCACGGCCTCATCTCGCCTCGCCTCCATGGCGGTACGTGAGACCACGGAGCTGGTGGAGGCCGGCATGGCGGTCAACCCGGAGAAGTACGTCAAGGCCCTGGCTGATGTCCCGATCACGTTCTCGTTCGGCTCTCCGATCACATGGCAGAACGTGGACGAGGAGATCGAGGCGTACATCGAGCTATGGGACACGTACCCGAGCGTCGTGGTCTTCGACAACCTCATGGATTTCGAGGGTGCTGAGTCCGATTACACCGAGCAGATGGCCGTGATGTCGCAGGCTACGGAGCTTGCCCGGAACACCGGCTCGACCGTGCTCCTCATGCACCATGCCAGCGACAAGAGCTGGGAGGCCAAGAGTGACCCGTGGGCACCGCCCAGTCGCGACCAGGTCAAGGGTGGCCTGAGTGAGCGGTCTGAGCTGAGCCTCAGCGTCGCGCTCGATCCGAACGACCTGTCGTACCGGGTCGCATGTATCAAGCAGCGGATGGGCCCCTGTGACCCCACTGCGCGCAGCTACGCGATCTTGCATGCCGAGCCCGACTACACCACGTTCCACGCCGAATCGCCGATGCAGCGACGGATGCTCCAGGGGGTGAGTCAGTGACCAACATTGCCGCACGCAACAAGCGGGCCGGAGCCCGGTGGCAGGCCGACCTACGCAAGGGCTTCCGTGCCGAGGGCTTCGACATTGAGGAGCTGAAGCTCGCCGGCCAGCGGGACGAGGGCGACCTCGTGATCCGGCAGTACACGGGCGGCCCGGTCGGCGAGTACATCGTGATCGAGGCCAAGGCCGGCGAGATGCGTCCCGCCCAGTTTGTCAAGGAAGCCCGGATCGAAGCAGAGCACTTCCGCAAACACCGGGACATCGGGCCGGAGTTGGTCCGGGGCATCGCAATCGTGAAGCGGCGCGGGGCCAACTGGAAGGACGCCTATGTCCTCACCACGGTCCGCGACTACTTCGAGCTGGGCGACTCGTGAACGGCTATGCGCTCCTGCTCGACCAGCTCCGCGCGTACCGCGCCTTCGAGGACGACGCGCTCACCGAGTGGGCCCGCGGCGACGAGCCGGAGTTCATCGGGGGTCGGGGGATCGAGCAAATCGAGGAGTTCTTCGACATCGACATGAGAGGGGTGTAGTCCGGTGGCGCGTTACGCGGACGCTGACGACAAGGCGATCTTCCGGGCGGTTGTGGTGACCACCCTCCACCAAGGAGGGCTCTCGGAGGCGCTGGATTGAGCGACGAGCGTCCCGCTCTGGCCGCGGTCCTTGACCACTACGGGGTGCCGCACAACCCGCTGAAGGTCTCGCAGATGGTGCGGTGCCCTCTTCAGGAGGAGGACCGGACGCCGTCAATGTCCATCGACACCAACCGGGATCTCTGGAAGTGCCACTCCTGTGGCAAGGGTGGCGACAGCTACACGTTGATCATGGAAAAGGAGGGGATCGACTATCGCGGAGCGCGAGCCCTTGCGGCCTCTGTCGGATTCGCAGCGGGAAGCTCTGGAGGAGGCAACCAGCGCCTATCAGGCTCAGCTTACGGCGGACGTCGCAGGATTCCTGCTGGCAAGGGGAATCGACCGAGAGGTGGCGGCTACCGCCCGTCTTGGCGTCGTTCTTGACCCCTTCCCTGGTCACGGCAGAATGCGGGGCTGGCTAGCCATCCCCTACCTGGACCGCAACGGGCAGCCGTTGCAGATCCGCTTCCGCTGCCCGGAGGAGCACAACCACCGGGCGTTCGGCCACGGCAAGTACATGACGCCCACGGGTAACCCGGCGCGGATGTACGGCATCGAATCGATCCACCAAGCGGGCGACGAGATCCACGTGACCGAAGGCGAGTTGGATCGAGAAATTCTGCGCCACAAGCTCGGCGTCCACGCCGTGGGAGTGCCCGGCGTGGAGAGCTGGAAGGGCCGACACAGTCGGATGCTCGCTGGCTTCAGCCGGATCTGGGTCTGGGGTGACCCGGATGACGCGGGCGCGAACTTCGTGCAGAGGGTCATTCGATCTCTACGGCAAGCCAAGGGCATCAACCTGCGACTGGGCGATGTCACCGATACGTACCTGGCCGGCGGGATGGACGCCCTGCTGAGTGCATGGAAGGGGGGCGGGCAGTGACCGACGAACAGGACAATAACGAGACGGTCGACGAGCAGTTCCTCCAGCTCGCGGCCCGGCTCTACCAGGACAGCGGCCTGGAGGTCACCGAGACTACGCTGCTGCGGGTTCGCCAGCGTCGAGAGCGGTTCCGGCAAGCGATCCCGCAGGTGCAGGGCCTTCCGACATACCCGGACGGCAACTGGCCGGGCGAGTACGCCCACAGGGCTGGGCGCTGGATCGAGGCCAACCAGTACCGAGCCAGCCAGAAGCAGTACGCCTGGGACGGCATGATCCTCATGTCTGCCTACATTGCGCTCTCGCAGGCCGAAGACGACGCCCGAGAGTCCGAGCTGCTGGACCTGGCCGCCATCGTCATCGGCGCATACGAGGCGAGCCGGAAGCGGAGGGCGGCCAGTGCCTGAGCTGAAGCGGATCGTGCCCGTGTCGGCGAGCAGATGACCGAAGGCGACCCGGCCGAGCTGCCGGGCAGACCTGGACCACGACTGACGGCCGCCTGGGAGGCGATGAACGACGCGACTCAGGCGGCCGTCCTGCCACATCTGCTCGGCACGACGAGCGCGGAGTACCTGGCCGACTGGCTCCGCCGGAATGGCACGCCCGTCTCCGCTTCCACGATCCGTACGTACCGGCGAGCACTCGCCAGGCAGGAGCGATTCAACCAGTGAGCAACGAACTGCTCGACGAGCTGACGAGCAAACCGGTGGGCCCGGAGATCCCGGCGCGACGAACCGACCCGGAGCGCGACTTCACCAAGTCGATCGAGGTGGCCGGGGACACCGCCGAGGTCACCGTCCGGGGCCCGGCCGACACGGTGTCCGAGGACGCCGCGACCGCGCACCTCCTCAGCCAGGGTCTCGACCCGGCGCAGTGGAGGGCTTCCGGCTTCAGGTCCAGCGAGTGGACCATGCCGAACGGCGAGACCGGCGTCAGCGCCCGCTATACCTACACCCGCGTCCACGGTGGGGGGGTTGCCGGGCCGGATCTGGGCGAGCTGTTCGCCTCGATTCGGCCGTACACCGCCCTGACCCACGACGGCCGGGCACAGGGCGACCACGGCTTCATCGTGGCCCTGGGTGACATGCAGTTCGGCAAGATCGACGGTGACGGCGTGGAGGGCACGCTTCGGCGCACGATCGACTGCCTGAATAAGGCGGCCGACCTGTTCGGCGAGTACCGTGTCCGCTTCGCCATGGGCCACATCCACATCGCGTGGCTGGGTGACCACATCGAGGGCTTCGTCAGCCAGGGCGGGGCGAATACCTGGCGTACGCCGCTGACGCTGACCGAGCAGATCCGGCTGACCAGACGGGTGATGCTGCACGCGCTCGGCACGTTCGCGCCGCTGGCCGAACGGGTCACCATGGCGGCTGTCCCCGGCAACCATGGCGAGGCGGTGCGATTCGGCAAGGGCGTCACGCGTTACGACGACTCGCAGGACACGGAGTCGCTGATCGCGGTCGCCGACGCGGCGGCGCTGCACCCTGCCGCCTTCGGCCACGTCGAGTTCTTCGTGCCGCGGACCGACGAGCTGACCGTGGTCCTGGATGTGGCCGGCACGGTGGTTGCCCACGCCCACGGCCATCAGTGGCGGCCCGGCAAGCACTGGGAGTGGTGGCGTGGTCAGGCGTTCAACCGTGCCTCGGCCCTGCACCAGGCGGACCTGCTGCTCGCCGGTCACCTCCACCACGAGCATGTCGACTCGGACGGTCCTCGGACCTTCATCCAGCCGCCGGCCCTGGAGAGCGAGAGCACGTGGTGGCGGCACGCCAAGGGCACGACCGGAGCGCCCGGCCTGGTCGTCGCCGTTACCAAGGGCGGGCAAACCAACGTGAAGGAGGTGGTTCGGTGACGAACGCGAGCTGGGAGCTGGCACAGGTCAGTGGGGTCCAGCGGGCCGCACACATCGCCGCAGCTCGGGTTACCCGGGACCGGGGTGGCATCGTCGAGTACGACGACATGAGGCAGGACGCTCTGCTGTGGGTGGCCACGCACCCGGAGCAGGCGTGCCCGTACGTCACGGTGACCGGTGGTGCGGAGCCGGCGGTTGACGTGCCCCTGTTGGCGCATCGATTGTATTCCCGGCTGCTCAACCTCACCGAGGGTAGGGCGGCCCGCGCCGGTCGTACCTACTCCTTCGAGGCGATCCGCGAGGGTGCTCGTGAGTAGGTACGACCGGCGGCTGGTCGAGCAACTGCTCGCTGCGATCTGGGACAAGGACTACGCCTATGGCGTGGAGAACCCAACCGCGCCCGACCCGGACATACCCAAGTCCAAGGCAGACCCGAAGACGGGCAACACCCTGTACGCCCACCTCGCCGACATCCATACGGCCTGGCGGCGTACGCCCCTGACCGACCGGCAGCGTCGAGCCCTGTTCATGCGCTACGGGCTGGACTGGACTCACCGGGAGATCGCCACGCATGAGGCAGTCGACCGCTCCATCATCACCCGCCGCATCGAGGTTGCGGTGGGCCACCTGGTGACGGACCTGAACGGCGACAAGCCTGAAGACCTTGACAGAACTGCAACGCTGACATCTGGGAGTGACGCCAACCCGTGAGCACCATCGACCTGACCCCTGAGTACACCTTCGGCCCCACCGGACAGGTCGTGTATGAGCGGACGTACTCGCGGACCAAGCCGGACGGCAGTAAGGAGACCTGGCCCGAGACTGTCGAGCGGGTCTGCCGAGGGAACCTGGAGCTGGTCTACGGGCCGGCGCACAACTGGCCCGGCGCGGTCTTTGAGGAGTACGACAAGCTCCGCACGTACATGCTGCGCTTCGCCATCCTTCCCGCCGGCCGTCACCTGTGGGCTACTGGCGTTCCAGGTCGGCAGTACCTATTCAACTGCCACGTCTCGGGCTGGGGCGAGAAGCTATCCACGCACTTCGAGTTCGCCTTCCTGCGGCTCATGGAGGGCGGGGGGGTAGGGGCCAACTACAGCTCCCACTTCCTCGCCCCGTACGGCGCTCCTCACCGGCAACTCCGGGTGCACATCGTCTGCGACCCGATGCACCAGGACTACAAGGAGATAAGGGCGAACGGCCTGCTCTCCGAGGAGTACGACTCCGACTGGGCCGGCGCGTGGAACGTGGAGGACTCCCGCGAGGGCTGGGCGGACGCCTTGGTCGACCTGCTCGACACCTACATGACCGACGACGAGGTCAGGCACGAGAACCGGGTCTACGACGTGAGCCGGGTCCGCTGCAAGGGCTCGCGCCTGAAGACCTTCGGCGGCACCGCCTCGGGCCCCGGCCCGTTCGCGGTCATGCTGCACGAGGTTGCTCGGGTAATGAACCGGGCGCAGGAAGAGTGCCGGCCCGAGGTCATCACGACCAGCCCCACCGAGCAGGCCTCGCGGGGACCGCACGAGATCGAGCCCCGCGAGGAAGGCCGGGTCTACTACCAACGGAACCACCTGACCCCGATCGAGGCCATGGAGATCGACCACGCCATCGCCGAGTGCGTGGTGTCAGGCGGCAACCGGCGTTCGGCCCGCATGGCGATCGTTCACTGGGCGGACCCGTACATCGACGAGTTCCTGGCCTGCAAGCAGGACGCCGGCAAGCACTGGACGACCAACATCTCAGTCGAGATCGACGACGATTTCAACCGGCTGCTCGAAGGTGTAGGGAACCGCGCGGTCAAGGTCCACCAGGCGGTCGTCAGAGGCATGCTGTTCAACGGTGAGCCGGGCTACTGGAACTCCAGCCTGTCGAACCAGGGCGAGGTCGGCGAGGTGATCGCCACCAATCCGTGCGGGGAGATCGCTCTGGAGGCGTGGGAGAACTGCAATCTCGGGCACGTCAACCTGGACGCCTTCGCTCCGAAGCATCGGGGCGGACCTGTTGACTGGCTGGGCCTCGACGAGGCGCACCGGCTGGTCACGCGTTTCCTGGTGCGGGCGACGTACGGCGACGTCAACGACCGGAAGCAGGCGGCCAAGCTCGCGGCGAACCGGCGCATCGGCGTTGGCCACCTCGGGGTGCAGGCGTTCTGGGCCAAGCAAGGCATTCCGTACTCGGCGCTAGGAACCAGCCGGCGGGCGGTCACCCTGCTCACAGACATGTACAACGTGGTCCGCGAAGCTGCCCGTGGGGCGGCCTTCGAGCTGCGCCTTCCCGAGCCGGTCAAGGTCACCACCGTCGCGCCGACCGGCACAATCGCCAAGCTAGTAGGCACCACCGAGGGCGTCCACCCGGTCCTGTATCGGTACTTCATCCGCAGGGTGCGGTTCAACCTGGCAAACCCGAGAGAAAAGGCCAGGGTCGACGAGTTCCGTGAGCAGGGCTTCAGGGTCGAGACGTGCGTCTACGACGCGAGCGGCAACACCGCCGTCGTCGAGTTCCCGACCAAGGACATCCTGCTGGAGCAGGTGGAAGCCTTAGGCTGGGACACGCACGAGGCCGAAGCCCTAGTGCAGACGGCGGACGAGATCAGCCTCGACGCCATGCTCTCGGTCCAGGCGCTCTACCAGGCGCACTGGGCCGACAACGCGGTCAGTTTCACTGTCAACGTCGGGCAGGGCCGGCGACACCAGGAGGTGGCCAACACGCTCGCGGCGTGGCTGCCGAAGCTGAAGGGCACCACCCTAATGCCGGAGGACCACGGTCGGCCACAGGCACCGTACGAACGGATCACGGTCGGCCAGTACCGCACGGCCAAGGCGTCGCTCGTGAGCGACGGGATCGACGAGGAGTGCGCCACCGGAGCGTGTCCCGTCAGGTAACAGAGAAGGCCCCCCAGCGCGAAGCTGGGGGGCCTTCTCTGCGTTGCGGTCAAACTTGCTTGACGAAGCCGACGAACGCCGTCCAGGCGGCCGGCTCGAACGTAAGTACCGCCCCCTGCCTGTCCTTGCTGTCGCGGACGCCGACGGGGCCGGGCAGATTGTCGGCAACCTCGACGCAGTTGCCGGAGTTCCCGCTACGGGTTGACTTGCGCCATACAGCGCGGGTCAGGTCATACAT